GAGTAAGATGGTGCAGATGCGCTGCCTAAACCAAGAGTTACCTGAGTAATTGCTGTATTCTTACCATTGGTTAATGCACCAGTAGTAGGGTCACTAGTACTAGTTGCCCCTATCGTTACTAGGGTCTGGAACCCATCTTTTAGTTGTATGCCCCTTAAATCTGCCATAATCTATTGGTTATTATAATGAATAAAATATATCTAGCTTAGCTTTACTTTTCAATACTGTTTTATGTTGCCTGTAACTCAGTTGGTATAGAAGTTAGTTTCTTCTGACCCACAAACTTAATGCTACTAGAATCCCTGCCTATTTGATTAGTGAACACTGTGCTAAATGAGGATGAGTCTACTACAATCTTTCTAAAATCTTGCACACTTGATGTCTCAAAAACACCATCAAAAGAAACCTCAACATAATCGTCAGTATCAGTTTTAAAAGCACTAATTATATCTGTAAAAAATGTACTTACATTAGAGTTGCTAAAATCACTTAACAAGCCACTAAAATCAATAGTAGAACTTCCACTGCCTGTCGTTTGTTGAGTTGTTCTTTTAAATGTGCTAGTCAATAATTTTTCGTGCGGTATGTCAAGTCTCATCCTAAATCCACGAAGATTAGAACGCAAAGACCCATCAATACCCTCGTCATTATCACTACCAAAATTCAGCATAGCTAATGAAACATTGAAGTTTGTTGGTGTAATTAAATAACAAAAATCAGCACTAGCATTATAATCTTTTTTTCTTATAAATAATCTTGATATGGTGGTCGCTATAGCCATTACGTTATCGTGGTTTCTATCATATTTATCTTTGGCACATACGTTCCAATCTGATTCGCATATTGTATCCTATGTATAGTAGCCGAATCAAGGGTGACTGTGTGTTCTGTTATGTCTTGGTCAAATGTAGATGTGCTAGTATTAAATATTTCTGTACTCGTGTCTGGTATCAAAGGGTCACCCTGAAATATTCTAAATGAACCCAGATTGCTACCCTCTACATTTAGGTCAGTAACAATGTTATTCAATATGCTTCGTAGCGTACTAGGCTCCATACATTTGTTATAGAACAACGAAAACTTCTTTCTTGTGCCTCGCACATTTTGTCGTAGACTGCCATCCATTGCCTCATCAAATGCACCACCAAAAAATAACAACTCAGTCTCTATGCTAAAAGAACTAACCGTCACAATCTGCTCGCCACCTGCTACTGTCACAAATCCTATTTTACTTAATTGACTCATAATCTATGCTATCTTATATGCTTGAAAATCAACTGTATCATTAAATAAATCGTATGTTACTTTAGAAAATCTATACGTGCCATTTATTGGGTTTATAAGTCTTGTACCTCCAATAGAGCCACTTGCAAAACTAATAACCATACACTGATGAGGCAATACCTTATTTACGCCAAAAAAAGTTCCACTAAGAGTTGGTATTTGTGTGTCTAACAACACCTTTTCATAAGAGGCTAAACCAAAAACGGTAGCAGCATTGCTAAAAAGAGAGTTAGTATCGCAGAAAAAAAGAGAGGTATTTGTAACATCTCGCCTGTCTACATTACCTTGCCTAAATGAAAAATTAGCTGTTTTATCAGCGTCAGGGTTTATAACAGATGACGTTGATTCTGAGAAAAACCCATTACCATGTGTAACCTTTAGCTGACTATACTTACTTTTTTTAGGATTCTGTAATTTCAATGATTTAAAATCAGATTCGCTCATAGCGACTGTCTGACCACCTGTAATGTTTCTAGCAAAATATACTTTTTTACCTAGCATATTTCCGTATACAGAGCCCTCTACGCCAGCTATATTAGCTAATTGCTCAAATACATTCAAAGTTGTAGACTCTGAATCTTGTTTTGTTTGAAATACAAAAAACACATCCGACCCAAGAGATGGATTTAAAGCAGAAAAATTAGTAACAACAACATTTGTACCTGAGGAGCCAAACATACTATCTAGAGCCTCATCAATAAAGTCACGAACAAGAAGAGCACTTTCAGTTGAATCTGAATATTTATTTAATTTAGTGCTAGCAGATATTAAGCTGGTTATACTTACCGATGCAACGTCACTAGGTCTAATCGGCTGAAAGTTTATTGTAGTTTTTCTTTGATTAATATCATAACTAATATCTTGATTATTAAATCTGCATTTTATTACATCAGCGGTACCAGTGGTAGATGGATTAAATATCTTTATATTAGTAGTAAGCTCAGTCTGTGGGTCTGTAGTATCAAAGTACGCATCGTATATACTTTTATAGCTAGTTGCGCTATCATTATCAAAAAACGATATTGTTATAGCCCCAGAGCGTATGCCTATTTTATCTATATTATCTACATCAGTAGTAACGGCAAAATCATAAGTGAATTTACCTAGCTCACATATTTTATACTCTACCGTCTCAGATGCAGTTGTATTACGTATTACAAACTCTACTTTTATGGCTACTGAACGAAAGGTTACTTTATTTGAACTGGCTTGTAGCTGAGGCATTATTAATCACCTAAATATGTAGTTCCGCTTTCTATCCTTGCGTTACCGCTTTTTACTTTGTAAGCCATTACCTCCTCGTCTAAAGAACCTTGCAATACGATTGTGGCTCCTACAGACTCTGGTCTAGATGGGTCAAACGAAGGTGTTATTCTATCTGGATTAAATTGTTGATTATTTGCTGTAAAAGACGTTTCAAAGAATCCTCTTTGTCGTTGCGCTTGTGATGCAGATGCAACCCCACTACCAACGCTTGCACCGCCACCGCCACCGCCACCAGTTATTGAACCACCCTGCTTAAGACCCGTAGCCGCTATAGCTGCTATAGTCGCTGCTGCTTTAGCTTTTATAAGTCCAACTTGACTAAATGCTAAACTAGCTCCAAGAAAATTAAAACTTGCAGTAGCAGAGGCTCCTGCGGTTGTAGCTTCCTGTATTCTTTGTTTTGCATCTATAATAACCTGAGCTATAGCTATTGATTTTTCAACCCCTAACAAAGCTAAAGCTATGCCTTTGTTTTCTTTAGCAAAAAACTTAGAAAGATTAATAATTCCAGATTGAACTTTTTTCACTATCTCCAATTTTTGCTTTTCTATTCTTTCAAGCTCTGATGCTTCATGTTCTTTTATGGCTATATTTTCTAGAGCTGTTGCTTTAGCAATTTCTAATTCTGCTAATCTTACTTCTTCTGCCCTTGCTATTGCTTTCTGGTCATCTGATAATTCTGAATCGTCTATTTCTTTTTTTCTTTCAGCTAAATCTTGTGTTATTTTAAATCTCTCTAATTCTGCTTCTAATTGTATTTTTTTAAGCTCATTAGTTTCGTTTATTATATCTAATTCTTTTTGCGCTACTGCTATGTCTGTTGCTTTAGAATCTAATTTAACATTATCATTTAAATCTTTTAGGGCACCATTAACGGAGTCTAATTGTTTATTAAGCTCTAGATATCTAGCTTTAGATTCATTTGTTGCAAGACCACTGTCTGTTTCGGCTTTTATTAGCTCTCTTAATTTATCTCTTCTGTCCTCTAAAAATTTATTAGTTTTTAAACCAGCATCCACTAATAATAATGCTTCTTGAGTAGCCCTTGATTGAGCATCAATAAATACAGCTAAGTCGTCAATCTGAAATAGACGCTGACTAACAAGTAGCTGGTCATTTAAAGCATTAAATTGTCTTCCCAGTTCTATTAATTCTTCGTCAGATAAATCTTTAAATTTTGCTCTTAAACCCTCTACAGTTTTTGTTGCTTCTCTAAATTCTTTTTGAGCCTTTTTTTGTTTATCTGTTAATCTAGTTGTTTGTCTACCCTGAGAACTTACTGTTCCTTGAAGTTTTAATGAGGATTTACCAGCTATTTTTAATGCTTCCTCAAAATTTCCAAACTCGCTAGTAAAATTACTTAGTACATCTACCTGCCTTTGAATACTTCTTACATTAAGAAAATCAAATCCCCCAGTATCTCTCAGGGATGCGGATTCTTTAGCAAAATCAGACAAAGATTCTTTTGAAGCATCTACTGTCTTTTTATTTTTGCCCATAACATTGGTCAAAATTGTTACAGCCGTAACAGCTCCATTTATTGCTAATATTATTCCGCCAGGTCCTAATAATGATTTTCTTATGGCTTGAAACGTGGTTACTTGCTGACCATTTTTAATAGTACCGTCAGCTACTCCTTGATTGTATCTTTGTACATTTTGATTAAGATTACCGAACAGCTCTGCGGTAAAACCAATGTTGTTACCAATGGCTCGCATACCCGTTGCAAAGTTGAATGAGCCGCCAACCATAAATTGACTAGAGTCTTGTATGAGGTCACTAAATCCAAACAGGGTCTGATTCGCCCCAGACATTGTTTTATTAAACTTTCCAGCTTGACCTGTAACATCTCCCATCTCTCCAGCTGCCTGCTCTAAGGAGTTAGCTAGGTTGATGTTGGTAGACATCATGGTTCTTAATGTTCGCTCAGCTGCGGCAAGGGTGTTGTTGTATCTTATAGACTCTTTTTCACTCATGTCCGTAGCAGCGCCATAAGCCCTCATTTCATTTACACTTTCCTCTAATACAGGTATAAATTTTCTATGCTGCTGAGCTTTTTGTCTTAGGGTGGCTATGTCTGTTTTTTCATCAGTTATAAGCCTCTTGAGGGTATTATCATAGTTTCTAGCCTGAGCATTTGCGCTCTGAACATTAGTAACATTGGCTTGTAAAAGATTGTTTCTTTCTTTTATTTCTTGGTTACCATCCTCCATTATCTTATTAAAGGTAACCTGCTTACCAGTAGTTTTTTCTATCTCGGCAGCAGCTCCCTTCATTCCCTTCTCAAATCCCTTATCAATAGCCGATTCAACAATCTTCTTGGAGGATTCATCTACCTCAATCCTTACGCTATATACTATTTCGGGCATATCTTTTAATTATCTTTTGGCTTGTGATAAGCCTCACGAGCCATCATTGCTTTGGTTATGTCTTCTATGGAACAATCGGCTTCAAGTTCCTGCGCTCGCAATGGGTCAAAATTGGCAAGTACGTAACAGTAATATGTGTACGCACCGCCAATCTCAACCACTAGGTCATTAGGTGCGAGCAAGTCTAATGACTCTAAAGTAGACCGACTCCATTGGTAGGTACTTGTCGCCTGTTCGTAAAAAAATCCCACGCTTCCTCAAGCGTGCCTAGCTCCAAGTCATCCGATTTCCAAGTGGCATCAGTAATATTTTTTTCTAGCTTCATGCAATGTTCTGCGGTATACTTGCAATATCTAGCACGAAACTCTTCATCCAAACGCCATGCGTTTAGTGCATCAAGGTCTTCTATTGTATAATCATCAATAGAAATCTTGTCATTATCCAGCTTCTTATGAAGTTTAGGATGTTTTTCCTTGTACCAGTCCATAAGCATATCTCTACGCTCCTGCACTATCTTATCAAAACGAATAGGGGTCGGCTTGACATCAAACCTAACCCCCATAAATTCACCTTGAACTTTTGTTATTCTTCCCATAAATCGCTCGCTTTATTTTAGGGTTATGTATTAAATTCTGTAAAGCTATATGTGCTATTTAATTGTACAGTAGGCTGTTTATATGATATGCTATCACTAGCACCAATAATTATACTTGCACGAATCATTTTAGCACTAGATGTTGGTGTTATGCTAACTTGCTTATCACCAGTAGCTGTTATTATAGTCTCTGATGATTGGTCTGATGTATTAGCATAATCAGTAAATGATTCAAGTTTTATTTTTATAGTATTACCACTGCCACCATCTGTAATAGCTGTAACATTAATGTTAAAATAAAAGGTCTTAGTGCCATCAAACGGAAGATATATATCTCTATGTAGTGTTGCAGCGCCACTATGACTAAATGTTTGAACACCATCATTTGATGATGCAAACGAAACAGTGCCTGCTGATTGAGTCCACCCATAAGCTAAAGCATTAGCGCCTGTAGCCGCTGCTGCTCCCCATTGATACAAACACAACCCATTAGTGCTATAGGCTAAATTAGATGTGTGTTTTCCCTCAAAATATCCTCCAGTAGCTTCTCTTGGACTATTAAATCTAAAAGAGGCTGTTTCAGAAAATATCTGACCAAGATTTATAGACCCCTCTGCCTGTAATATTTGACCACCTAAACCGATACCACCAAACACAACAGACGTTCTATTATCAGCCAAAGTCTGCAGACCAGAGATTGTGCTTGCCTTAAACAAGCCACTAACAGTTAAGTCAAAGTTTTTACTTGTAATCAATGTTTGCCCGTCCTCAATAATAGGTGATGACGCTGGTTCTATGCTTAATACTTGTCTAGAAGCCTCATCAGAACCCTCTTGTACTACTGAAAATGTATTGTAGTAGGTAAACGAAGTACCACTAGTTGGTATTTGAGAAATACTTAATTTTTCTAATTGACTTCTACTCATAATATTTTTACTCCTGACCTATGCCTGTAGATGCTGTTACAACTTCAATATTGCCTTGAAGAACTGTTTCTCTTCTGCTATTACTAAAATCTAAAAATGCATTGAGTACAACTCCGCCAGTTTTTAAATCACTAACGCCACTACCCTCTGTAACAAATCTTAAAAAGCATTCTGTTTTAGAGTCAGTAGAATCTTCAATCATAAAAGGACTATTGCTTCCTGTCAGCATATTTTCTCCATCAGCTGACCCTGTTGTTGTTCCACCATTATCTGCAACTTGCGTGCCTGTTTCAAAAGTAAGATTTCTTGTTCTTATTTCAATAGGAACGTTGTAAGATTCATTTATGGTTTGCCCATCTTCAACTACAGCAGTTTGATTTGGTTCAGGAAAATATTGCAAACCATCTACAACTAAATTTTTGATAGAGCCAACATAAGAGCTTCCAGATGCGG